AAAAAAAAATTAATTAGAAAGCATACTATCAAATTTAACAGGACTATAATTGATTGATTTCAAAATCTTGCCAGTAGATTTATTATACACTACATAATATTTCTTATCATCCGATAGTCTATAAGTAGGTGAATCATAACGATTTTCATTTGCTTTATACCATTCAACTGTTTGAACAGCTTCTTCTTCTGTTTTACAGAGTTTTGTCATATTAGAGTCGTGAATGAGAGAAAATGCTTTATCTAAATCAATTCCAAAGGAAGTTCCTGCACCATATACAACATATAAAATATCTCCTAAAGCATCAATAACTTCTGTGAAATCTCTTTCTTTGATAGCATCTTTGAGTTCGCCAACTTCTTCTTCGATAAGACTTACTCGTAAGTCTACTAATTTTTTATCGTCAAATACTTCTGTTTGAGGTTCTTCTTTATTGTCAAGACCAAACGCTTTATGAAATTCAATAATTTTTTGAAAGTTAGATTGCATATTATTCATTTTATATTTTAATATGATTTATAAAAACTTAATTCAATTTTATAAAAATTTAATTTCTTCTATTGTTATTTCTATTGTTATTTTTCCTATTATTATTACCATTATTACCATTACTTAAATTACCAAAAATTTGTTTAAGCATGTAAGCAAAAGCAGGTAAAATTGTAGCAGTAGCAAGCATAGTTGGAATTTCACGCGATAGTCCAGCATCTTTGATAGGACAGAAACGTTCTGCTGTTTTAGTCCAACGACGATATTGGTCACAAGAATGGTCATCTCCATACCATGCTTTATTTGATACAAAATTTAAAAATCCATCTGTCCATTGAGTTCCATCATATGAACCTCCACGACAATATGTTTCGTAATTATATCTTAACCACTCGCGAGAAGGACAAGAAATAAGAGTAACAACTACGAAGAAAATAAACCACATCTGAGCCAATCTAAAAATTGCTTTTGGAATTGACTGCATTTGTGGTAAAAATTTTTTAAACGTAGTCGTTAATTCATTACGATTATGATTTTGATGATTTCTATTATTTCTATTATTTCTATTATTTCTATTATTTCTTAGTTCTACTACATTTTCATCTACTACAACATTATCATTGTCACTAATTTCAGCATTATAAACTTGTTCGTCTTCACTCATCTTAAAGTTATTAATTTTATTTTTATTAAATTTATTCAATTTTAATAAAAATTGAATTTTTATAATTTTTATCATATAAAAATACTAAAAAAAAATGACGAAATATGACGATCCATATAATTATTTAAAAAATGGCTTTCAACTATACAGTTCGCCGATTGAGGTAACTGCGAAAAGTCCAAAAATATTTAAATGTCCCGAATGTGAGAAAGATACTAAAAAATTACACAGTAATAATAAATATCATACAATGGGATTCATGTGTATAAGATGTTGGAATATATTTCATAAAAGATTATTAAACTATATAAATAATGAATAAATTGATTTTATATATTTTATAACATATATAAATTTATGTATGAAAAAAATTTTTGATGAATTAAATGAATATTTGATACCAGATGTATCAAAAATTATAATATACTATTTATCCACACCAATTGCTGATGATATTTATACATTAGTAAATCAAAAAAATGAATTGAAATATCATCGACAATTGATTGGTATCTATCCAAAACGTGTAGTAATATCTATAAGTTTACAAAATTCATTAACATATATTGAATATCAATATAAAAATGATGATAATATTTATAAAATATCTAATTTATTATCAAGCAAATTTTTTATTCAAAAATAAATTAGAGTTAATTTTAATAACAAATATCAAAAATCTTTGTTATATATTATAAAGATGGTAAACAAAAAAATAAATTTAAATATTTCTGCAGATTGTAAAAAATTAAAAAAAAAATTAAAGGATGGAAATCTTCCAGAAGAATTATCTGACTTATCAAATAAAATTGTAGAAAATTGTTCTAATATGCAAAAAAAATTAAATGATATATCAGAAACTATTACTGATATACAATCAATATCTCAAAAAGGTGGGGGAAAATCTAAAAAAGTAAGAAAACATATAGGCATTCATCAAACTGGTGGAAAAATTGGTAAATTAAAAAAAGGTTTTTATTATACTGGTAAAAAAACTAAAAAAGGATTGTCTGTAATAAAGAAATCTAATAAAAAAAATAAAAAACAAACTGGTGGAGAAGGATTACATCCACCACCTTTACCACCATATCCATATCCACCACACCCACATCCATATCCATATCCATACCCATACCCATATCCAGTAATGGGGAAAAAAACAGAAGTAAATAAATAAAAATAATAAAAATATAAAATGCTTCCAATTGAAATTTTAAATATTATTTTTAAATATTGCCAATCATATTGTACATTTTGTAATAAATCTACATCACAGAAATGTATAATATGTCATAAATATATTTGTTGTGGTCATCGCATTTCAAGCGAAATATGTTTAATGTGTGTACCACAATTTTATTAATCTATTCTTAATTTTCTTTCATTATGTATACTTCCATTTGAGATGTTGATTTTAATCCCGGTATTCTTCCTCCATCCCATGTAGAATATATTGTTGCAATAGCAAACCACCAATTAGTACTTCCAGGACTACCATCAAATCTAGAATAAGAATTATAACCATTTACACACAATCCACCCCAACTAGAACCAGTGTCATAAACACTAACTGCTTCATATCCACTAACACTATTAGATGTTGTAGTAAAATTTGATGTTTGTCTCCAATCATTAAATCTACCAGCAGTAGAACTATCACCTGTATCAAGATATCGTAATCGATATTTACCATCTGTATTTTTATAAGTATCTATTTGATCTAAAATAGAATAATTGTCATTATCTGGATCAGAACTATTTAAAGATAATGATTGAGAACTAGTCCACCAATATCCGATAGTTTGTCTAAATAATAATGTCCATGTTGGTATATTCCATTTTTTTCCCAAACGCATATTTATAGAACGTATTTGTGAATTACTTAATGAATCGTTAAAAACAATTTGTTCTCTCATATAGCCATCTAGAAAATCATCACCACTCCAAGTAGATTCACCAATATAATTAAGAGTCGTATTTCTATCTGTTACTGTGGATGTTGTAGTTTCAGTTGGGGTCCATTTCATACCATCTGACCAAAAAAAACATTCTAAATCTGAATTATCATATTTCATAGTATATATTTGCCAACTAGTACTTGCTAAACTATTAGTTGAACTGTAAGTGATTGTGGGATTAAATGTCCAAAAGTGTGTTTCAGACGAGGTTCCATTTTTAGCCCATAATACACTATCCACTAAACTACCATTACCAAAATCAAAAAATCTAGACGAGTTTTGACTACCTATATTAATAAATTTAAAAACACAAAATGCTGTTACTCCACCTGTTCCACTTCCATCACCATCTACAAATTTCCATTTAATTGTATTTCTTATTTTAAAGTATTGTGACTGTGATTTATTAAAATAAACATAATAACCATCTGAGTCATTACCTAAAGTTGGTCTGCTAGTACCTTTACCAACCGCATACTTAAAAGCCCTACCACTAGAATTTCTCCATCTTCTTATTTCACCAGAATTAGAAACCTTTTGATTTGCATTAATAAAATTTGCGTCTAAATGCCAGAATGGTTTAGAACCAAAATCAGCAAATCCTCGTAAATGTATAGCATAAACATACTCATTCACGTGGGGACCATCCATACCTGGAGTTTCTCTTAAAATATATTTAGCTCTTTTACTTGTTAATCGCCTACAGTGAACTCGAGCACTATCACCTCCATGAGTTGTTGCTGAATTCATAATAATTGGATTATGTAATGGTTTAGTATTAGTGTAAGTTGCTTCTCTATCTTCAGAACAATAATCAGAACCAGTAAACATATACATTTTTTTGAAAACATCAGTACTTGTCATAACAAAAAAAGCAAATGTTTCACTAGAACTTAATGTATATGTATTAAGAACAGATGAATAACCTACTTTTCCAATATACCATTGTGTAGCTGAACTAGATCTAGAACTATGTCTTCCCCAAAGTGTCAAGCCATTATTTGCTGTTTGTTGATTACATAAAGGAACCGGAGTTCCACTAATACCACTATAAGTATGATTATGACTTGATGTCCAATTACTTCCTGTATCCCAAAGTGTACAAACATAACTAGCACCATAAATTGTACCAGAACCAACTTTAACTGCCATCCAATGGACGAATGGATCCATAGTAGTATCTGTATTAGTTACTGTAAAATAAGTTGTTGTTACTCCTGTTATTCGTACTGGTGTTATTGTTTCAGAACTGTTTGTAACAAAATTAAAATCTCTCCATTGATGTGTAACAAATACTCCTGGTGTACTTGCGAATGAAGATGGAAAATATATTGTAGTAGAACTATTTGCTGCTATATAAAATTTTCCACAATACATAGTTGGACTTCGCAATAAAGCTAAACTTTTAGTGCCAGATGCAACATCTGTTATATCATTTAAGGCTTCTTGTAATTGACTAAATTTTATATCTTTTTTTGAATTACTAAAAATAGATTGAAAACGTGGTAAAGGTAAATTTCCAAATTCACTAAAACGAATTTCACCACTACTACTAATATGATATGGAACTCCATAGAGTTTTATTGTATATAATGAAATATATTGTCCATTGCCCATTGCCTGGAACCATGCAAATCGAAAATCAGAATAATATTTAGTTGTTGATACTGTCCATGTTTTTGTTTCACCGGATGTCCAACTTGATACTGTTTCTGTTTGTATATCTTCCCAATCAGCACCATCTCCACTTCTACCAGCAAGAGTCCATTTTTTAGGTGCTTGACTTGCCTGAAATCCTGGTCTATTTTTAACTGAATAACTTGTTAATTTTATTTTTAGAGGCATCTCTAATGCTAAATATCCAGGATTAGAGTTATCTGAACTATTAGAATAAGTTCTTCCTGTATGATATGATAATCTTGTATTTGAGTCACCTTCATCTTTATCAAATGCTCCTGAAGCAGGCCATTCATTTGATCCATATGAAGTTCCAGAAATATAACCACTCCATGTGTCAGTAGTCCATGCTTTATATGCTCCATTTCCATAAGGGGCATTTTCAACAACTGTTTTATTTGTAGATAATTCTTGTGTTGTTGAAGTATTACCATCATTTCCTGTAACTGTATCCTCATCATCTTTTAACCAATTATATGATGTATCAATTCCGACTGGTGGAAATTCTAAAGACATTTTATAATTGTATCAAATATAAAAATCTTGTAAAAAATACAATTATACTAAATAAACTTAAAATAAAATAAATTTTCTTTCATTGCGTAGTGCTTTGCTGTAAGAATAATGGATTTTTTTCAAAATATTTTTTTGTATCGTTAAATCCCATTAAAAATATGTACTCTCTCTTTTCAATTGGTGGAGGTCTATAAAAATATATCGGATTTATAAATTCAGACGGATATATATGAGCATTAAAAAAACCGGTTATACAATTTATTTTTATAGTATTTTCATCATGAATAGGTTGATTATTTGTAAATGCTCCATCTATATTATGCTTACTAAATCCAACCATGCCTGGAACACGCGAACTTCTAATCAAATTTGTTTTCAATTCTTCTTTAGAAGAAATATTACCAACAAGATTATTTTCAAAAATAAATCTTGTTATTTCTATATGAGTTGAAGATATGTACAAATTCTGTCCAATTTCTTGAATCACATCGTCATCTATATCACGAAACGTATCATCAAAGAAATCGTTAATTATTTTTTCACATTTAAACGGATATTTTCCAACTTCATCAAACAATTCATAAACTTTTCGTTTAATTGTATTTAATGACATATGATTTCTCAATTGAATGCCTAACGAAGCCCATGAGCCAGCAGATGCTCCTAATGTAATTATATTATCATCTTTAATATATGTATTAATATACGACATACAACCAAGATAATAGCACATTCCTAACCATGAACCTCCTGAAAATGATATTGATAGAACCATTGAATAAAGTTAAAGTATATATAATTTAATTTTATTTTAAATTTCAATTATTTCAAGTTTTTCTTGTCTTTTTCTTTTTTTTAAATTTAATTCATTTTGCCAACAAATATTACCATTTTCATCCATTATTGGCAATGGATCAGATGTATGTATCAAAAGATTATTTGTAATATCATTAGTTATATCTTCATTAGTTAATTCTTTATCATCATCATCATCAATAATATAAATATCTTCATTGGTTAATTCATCATCTTCAACGTGGTCATCAATTGAATGAGTATTATTATATTCTTTATATAAAACATGTCTATCCAAGAATTTTATATTTTGAATATTAGTCAAATTTTGGACAATATAAAATAGTACTTCATTTAAATTTACATTATTTTTGGCTGAAATATCAAAATAGGTCAAATTTAATTCTTTTGCCATATTTTCATGTACAATTCTCGAATTTATTAAATCAATTTTATTTCCACACAAAATTATCAATGAATTTGGAGAAAATTTTATTATATCATTATACCATTTTATCATTACATTATTATAACTATCTAATGATGTTACATCAAACATAATTATAACGGCTTTACATTTAGAATACCAACTAGATCTTAATGTTCCAAATTTTTCTTGACCAACTGTATCCCATACATCTAGCATAATATTACCATAATTTGTTTCAATAAGAATTGGATGAATTTCGGCTCCAAGTGTTGAAATATATTTTGTTCCAATATCGTATCCAGATGATAATATCTTTTTACAAACACTTGTCTTACCAACGCCTCCATCGCCGATTAAACAACATTTAAATCTTAATTTAATATCATACATTAAATTTTTTTTCTTAATATTTTGTATTTTTTTTCAATTTTATTTTAAGTTTCATAAAATAAAATTTAAAATAGATAATTAATGTAATAAGATAAGCAACATATAGTTATATAATCAAGATGATCAATGTCGGTGTACATAACTTGCAATTTTTTTGCAAAAATGACATACATAAATATCAATCAGAAAAATTTTCACGATATTTGAAAGAGGATTGTCCTAGAAGATTATATAAACCACGTCAAAATAATGAATTACGAACTACAATGCATTGGGGGCAAAGAAAATTATTAATGACAGAAATAGAATTTTTAACACAATATTCAAAACTTGGAGATTTAGTATTATATGTTGGGGCAGCACCAGCTATTCATACACCAATATTATCTAAATTATTTCCAACTATTAAATTTATTTTAATAGATCCTATGAAATTTAATATTAGAGAAACGGAGAATATAGAAATTCGGAGAGAATATTTTACAAATGATATGGCGAAGGAATTTATTGGAAAAGATTTTTTATTTATATGTGATATACGAATTTCAAATGATCAAAAAAAAAATTATAAACCTAGTGAAAATGAGGTAAAAAATGATATGTTAGTTCAACAAAAATGGGTTGAAATTATGAAACCTCGATATAGTATTCTAAAATTTCGTTTACCTTGGGAAGATAAAGAATTTTTATATTTTGATGGTAAAATAGTAATTCAACCATGGGGACCTCAAAGTAGTACAGAAACTAGATTGATTGTTAAGTCACCATTTAAAAAGAAAAAATGGAATTGTAGAATGTATGAGGAACAAATGTTTTATTTTAACACATTTACACGTTGTCAATATTATGAACATGATATTGTTACTACTGGTATTGACAATTGTTATGATTGTGCTACTGAAATATTTATAATAAGAAATTATTTAAAAAAATTTAATCCTGATAAAAATAACAAAAAATATGTAATGAAATTAATTCATAGTTTTTCTAAATCAATTACACAAGGAAAGGGATGTTTATCGGGATATTATTATTATAAATATTTAAATGGACGACATCATAATTGTTTAAATAAAAGATATAATCTAATAAATTTATTACAGGATTTAAATAGAAAGGGGTTAAAAAATAATAAAAAGAATTTTAATAAATACTTTGATAAAATTACACAACTTTTATCAAATAAAAAAGATAAAGAAGAATTACCATATATTTCAGATGTAAATTAAATAGTATTTAATGTATTAGGGATTTAATACTATCATTCATTAATAATAAATAATTATATTAAATGTCAACTGAAGAAAAAGAAGAAGTAAAAATAAATAAAGATGATGGAATTGAAACATTAATAATGTCTGAAACAGATAAACTGTCTGAAATAGAAGAAAACTCAAAGGCATCTAAAAAGAAAGAAGAAGAAGAAGACGAGTTAACAAGAGTAGAAAAAGAGTTGGAAAAATTAAAAGCAGAAGAAGACGAAGACGAGTTAACAAGAGTAAAAAAAGAGTTGGAAAAATTAAAAGTAGAAGAAGACGAAGCAGCAGATAAAAAGGCAAAAGAATTAAAAGAAGCAGCAGATAAAAAGGCAAAAGAATTAAAAGAAGCAGCAGATAAAAAGGCAAAAGAATTAA